AAATAGATTTTGACGATATTGAAATTGAAGATGTCTGGGAGGCCACTAAAGAAATGACAGAGGCCGGGAATAGTTTAGGAATACCAGTTGAGCAGACCTTTGGAATAGCAAAAGGAATCCAAAATATAATGGATGGCGATATTAAGCAAGGTGTTGGTTTGATATTAGGTTGGTCAGAGTTTATCTTGAAAGAAACAAAAAAACCCAAAGATGATTTGGGTTTAGACCTTGATTTGGATTTAGATTTGGATTTAGATTTAGATTTGGACTTAGACCTTGATTTAGATTTGGAATTATAAGTTAGCGGTTATTTTTCAAAATATCTTTAATGGTTTCCTGAAATAGTTTTTGATATTTTTTCCTAAATTCTTTTTGTTCCTTCTCTGATGTTGGCAGAGGATACGAAACAGACATTTTGATTATTGGCGATTCTTTTACCTTATAATAAAAATTCTTGTAGTAGCGATTTTCTACCTTATCAAATGTCTTGGTTGTTTTGGTTAATTTATAAGACATATTTTTTCTTTCTTGATTTAGATTTAGGCCTTTAACTTTTTAGCTACAAACAAAAATATAATTCCACCTATAAAACCAGATGTTATTGTTGATGGTTCACGCGTGAACCAAATCAAATCTATTATAGCGGAAGCAATTAAAAGCACTCCCAATCCAAATAGAATATAATATAAAATTGTTTTAATTTTTTCTTTCATTTTAGGTTACTGGGTCGTCTATCATAACCTTCGGAAGAGAGGAAAATAGACGGACATATTATTGGGCAGTTTCAAAACCCACTCCCGAAATTACCAGTAGTCCTTGCGGATTCTACCGACCCAATTATAAATTAAAAATCATTTTGTCTTTTATCTAATTTTAAACCGATTGATAATAATTAGCAAGGGAATAAACTCCTCCTCTTGACAAGCATATCCCATCTGAAGTATGATTAGGACAGGTCGGTAAAACAATTTAATTAAGTTAATCTTAATGACATTTCACACAAACATTTCACTACGGATTAAAACCAACCCTTTTGGCAAGGGTTTTTATTTTGGGCGAAGAAAGCCAGTTAATTGTTCCGCTTTATGCGGTGAAAAAGTTTTTGTGAAATGGAACTTTAGATTAACTGGCTTTTTATGTTGGAAATAATAGTTAGAGATTTACTCTTCGTTGTTCCCCTATTGGTCTTGATAGCTTGGCCGGTGTGGAAACTGACAGGAGTAATACATAAAAAATTAAGCTAAAAAAGAGGGGAAAAACAATGACCAAAGGATTCAGAAAAAGAAAACAAAAGATATTTGACGATATTCAAATCGTATTAGCTAAAGACCCTAATCCAATGACGATTAGACAGGTCTATTATCAACTGGTAGCTTGGTTCAAATACAAACCAATAGTGGCAACCTATAATGATGTTTTGAGTGTCCTTATTGATGCCCGTAAAAAATATGGGCTTGACTGCGATAAAATTATTGACGCTGGTCGGTCATTAGTCCAATGGTCTGCTTGGAATGATGTAGCTGACTTTATTGATACAGTCAAACATTCCTACAACAAAGACAAATGGACTGACCAGAAAGAGTATCTTCAGGTTTGGATAGAAAAAGACGCTTTAGCTGGTGTTATTGAACCAATCTGTAAAAAATACAATGTTCCTTTATTAAGTGGCAAAGGAGCATTTAGCATAAGTTGTATCAATGAAGCTCAAAAAACATTTCCAGTAGCTAAGCGGGTTCGTATTCTTTATTTTGGCGATTTAGACCCAGCAGGAGTAATAAAAATTGAGAGAGGGGCTGTTGTAAATAATCTTAATGAAATCTTTAAACAATATCCAATAGTTGAAAGGATGAGTTTAACATTAGATGAAGTTGAGAAATATAAACTTCCAAAAGGAAAATGTAAAAGGTCAAGCAATACTAAATGTGGATATGCCGATACTTCTGCTCCAGAATACATAAAAGAGTTTAGCGATATAGTTGTTGAGTTAGACGCTCTACCGCCAAAGGTTTTAAGACAGAAGGTTGAGCAAGCTATTTTGAAATATCTTGATGTTGAGCAATTTAATAAAGACCTTAAAGCTGAACAAAAGGATGTTGAGGAGCTTAATAAAATAATAACGAAAGGAGCAAAATAATTATGACTAAAAAAAGAACAGCATTATATTTGAGAGTATCAAAAGCCGATGATAGCCAATCCCCTACTAATCAGCTTGAGCCATTATTAAAAATGGCAGAGAGTTTAGATTTAGAGGTGGTTGCCAAATATGTAGATATGGCAAGCGGTGGTTCAGCCAACCGGCCACAATTTCAACAAATGCTCAATGATGCCAACAAAAGAAAATTTGATATGATTCTTGTTTGGTCAATGGACAGATTTAGCCGTTCTGGGATTTTATCCTCTATGAGTTATTTAGAAATACTAAAAAGAGCAGGTGTAGCAATTAAATCATTACAAGAACCTCTAATTGATACAACTATTGGTGGAGCTGGTGAACTAATAATAGCTGTTTTGGCTTGGGTAGCCGAACAGGAAAGGCAAAGAATTAGTGAACGAACTAAAGCCGGACTGGCAACGGCAGTAGCCAATGGTAAAAAGTTAGGCAGACCTAATGGTTCTAAAGATAAAGGCCGTAGAAAAAGAAGCGGCTACATAAATCGCTGGCTAACTGCTAATGCTTAAAAAAACGGGCTTTATTTAATTAGTTGATACAAACCCCACCTCTTGCCTATTCTCTTGTGTATGGCGATTCTGTTAAGCAGAAACCGCGCTAATAGAGGGTTAATATCATTGATTTTATGTTAATTTCTTACTATGGATAAAGTTTTAGTGATTTGGTTAGGAATCATTATATTTCTATCTATCAAAAATCATAGGGCTTAATCCCCTCTCTTTATTATCCACAGGCAAGCTATTGTTAGATATGTTATAATAACAGCAATGGAATTTATCTCACTCAAAGAAGCCAGCAAACTTTACGGCTGCTCCTCAATGTCTGTCAGGCGATTAGCTTTTAAGATTCGGGATAACGAAAATCCTGAAGTGGCTAACAATTTTAGGATTGTCCTTGATAAAAACCCGACCGGGCAACGATATGAAATAACCAAAGAGATTTTATCGGAAAAATGGGGTGAGCCAAAAGTTATTGAGGAAGTGAAAGAGGAAGTTAGACCATCAGATAACGGGGAAATACCACAAGATAACAGACATATAAAAGGTCTAACAGGTAATTTAACAATAACAATAACAGCTCTAACAAAGGAATTGGACAACAAACAAAGGACTATTGACGGATTAAATCAACGGCTTAAAGAAACTCATATTTTATTGATTGACCAGCCAAGAAACTCTAACCCGGCGCCAAACAAGCCCGCAGAAGCTCCCACAGAGGCCGTAGGACAGGATAGAATAGGATTTCTTAAAAGAGTATTTGGATAAAATGGAAACAATAGAAAATACAATTCAAAGGAAATATCCTAAAGAGCCAACAAAATTTGAGGGTTTTCCTAAAGAACCACAAACTAACTATTGGCCTTATCCAAGAGAAGTTGATGGGTGGTGGCATAAACTAACTGGAGGCGAACAAAAAGTCCTTGATTATATTTTAAGACATACTTGGGGATATAAAAAAACAACTGACAAAATCAGCTTTAGCCAATTTGAAAAGGGTATTTACTCAAAAAGAACAAGAAAATGGATTGATAGGGGAACTGGATTAAGAAGCCAAGCGATAAGCAATTCAATTAAATGTCTTGAAGAAAAGGGCTTTATTATTGTTAATAGAACGAAAGGCAAAGCAACAGAATTTAAACTTAAAACAAAAGAACAACTACTTTGAAAATCAAAGAACACTACTTTGAAAATCAAAGAGGTCGCTACTTTGAAAATCAAAGACACAATAACAGATATTACAACTAAAGATTTACAATAGGGAATTTTTTAAAAAATAAAAATACTTTTAAGAAAAAGACCTTGACAGATTTAGACAAGAGAAGTAAGATAAAGAAGTAAGTTTAAAAATTAAAAATTATATCCATTTACCTTTAAGAACTCTTTAGCAGTTTCCTGTTCTCTATTTAATTAAGGTAAATGGAAAATGGGAAACAGGGGACTGCTTGAGAGTTTTTTAATTAACAATTTAATAGGAAAACTACCTAAGCTACTTTCAATTATTGAAAGTTGTATGGTAATAAAACGCATAAGGGGTGGGAAGCTCTCTATCGGAGTCCTTATGCGTTATATTCTGAAAGGAATATAAATAGCTTTTCAAAGCTATTCTCTGGATAGGGAGCTTTTTGTTTTGAAAAATAAGTAAATTAAAAAATACTCTTAGAATATCTGGTCAATTTACTCTGATTGGCTGGTGGGTTATTCTAAAGAGATTATAAAACAGAGAAGAGTATTCTTGATAAATCTAATAATTGATTTCACTTAAAAAAGAAGTGGAATACAAAAGGTTTATTTACATCGGTGGAAACTTTAAACGAAAGACGAATAAATTAAATGTTTAGAGAAGAATAGCGCATAATGGTTTTTTTATGCCTTATTTTGATTTGAACATTTTTTTGATTAGGCGGCCGTTATTGCGGTCGTTTTTTTTATTTATTAGAAACCAAATTTGACGGGATTTGGTGGGGGATTCGGTGGAAAATCAAGTGAAAGAAAATAACTATCAAGCCAGTTTAAATTTAAAGGAAGAAATAAAAAGAATAATAAAAGAAGCTCCATTTTTTCTTCAAGATAAATGGGCTGGGATTTTTATTGGTTTTTTAGTGAAGAAAGCGAATAGAAACAGATATTTGTTTGATGGATTTGATGATGCCCTGATGTGTTTCAAGATTAAGATTTGGGAAATTGGTCAAAAAATTAAGAGTGGTGAAATAAAAATAAATGGTGGTGCTTGGAAAACTCGGTCAGATTCTGAACAGGTTATTAAACAAGCATCTCAAAAGATTGCTTATGCTTATTTAAAAATAAGCATTAACCGTTATATTGAGAAGGTGGAAGACGAATTAGATACACAGAAACGGAAAGACCCAAATGGTCAACCGCTTTCGTTAGATGAAAAGGTTGGTGATGAAAATGGTAATAAAAATAAAGGATTAGAGAGGAATGAGATAATCCCTGATAAGAAAATCCTCCGACCAGACCAGATAGCAGAAACAAGAGAAAATGAACGGGAAATCTTAAAAATGATAAAGAAGCTAAAAGAAACAATCGGAACAAAGCCAGAATGGGAAGTGATTAAATCTATTGTTGATAAGAAAAATGTCAAGCCAGAGGATATTATGACTGATACAAAACAACCCGCCAATGGATACTCATATTCAATAGAGAAATTAAAAAAACAACAAATACTTAAAAAAATAATGTTCAACCTTCAATCAAGAGGAACAAAGGGAAACAGATATTTAGATGGTGTTATTAGAGAAATTAAGAGATTATCTGAAGGGGAAACTGACCTTGAAAAATTAGCTTATATAAGAAAATTTACTTTATCAAAACCAGACAGCTTTAAGCTCCCACAGAAGGAAGCATTGACCATTTTAAGCCGTTTACGGAAATATAGAGAAGGGAAATTCAATAAAAATCTTTAAATGTCGTCTATATTAGATAGAGCGGCTGCGAACCCACTTCGCCCAGACATTACTTAACCATCAAAACGGGGAGGTCTTATCTGATTGACGGGGGGTTGGCAACTGCTTAAAGAAATCAAACAAAAAAATGATAGACGAAATAGAAATAAAAAAATTAAATGAAACTTACTGGCAGGAAAAACCAAGATATAGTTCTGCCGAATTGCTTGACATTTTTGGTAAAAGTGAAGTCCGAAAAATTCTGGCAAGTAAAGAAAAAGAAAAAGAAGTATTGGACAAAGAAATTACCAGTGATTTAAGATTACTTTACCAAAAAGCGATTGATTCTTTTAGCGCTTGGTTTTGGAAAATGTATCTTAGAGTTTTCAAGGGCGATTATCTTGACGGACTGGAAAAGCAAATTAAAAAAATGAATTGGATTCTTTATCCGCCTAAAGTTAAGTTGGGGCAGATTACAGACCAGATGGTTCAGCAAGCCAAGCAATATCCAATCGTGGAGTTGATAGAAAATAAAAAAAATATGGCAACTTGTTTCAATCACCAAGACAGAAGACCAAGTTTAAATCTAAAAAATAATTTTGCTTATTGCCATAGTTGCGGTTATTCGGCTGATTCCATCAAATTATTTATGGATTTGAATGGCTACGATTTCAAACAAGCTGTGAAAGCACTTCAGTAATAATTTCGTTTTTAATCGGGGTATGGTGAAAACAGGTATGGTGTAAATTCTTTGATGGATGGGCATTATATCAGTAGACACTATATCCCGACTAAGAATGCCATCCATCAATGAGTTATGAAGAAATTGAAAAAAAAACAAAAGAAGAAATTGAAAACCCCGAACTAACTTTCAAAAGAGAGTTTGAAAGGGACAAGAAAAAAGGGGTTCATATTATAGCGGAATATCTGGTAAAGAAACATTGCTTTCTAACTATCTCTGGCGAAAAAAATGACGAGTTTTATTATTATAAAAATGGTATTTATCTGCTCAAGGCAAAGAAACTTATTGAAACAGAAGTTGAAAATATACTTGGGGAGCTGATTAGCACACATTACTTGAATGAAATTGTAGCTAAAGTCAAGCGAATGACCTTGAAAGACCGAGAGGATTTTGAAGTCAAGGACTTAAACCTAATTTGCTTAAATAACGGAATCCTTGATATTAAAAAATTAAAACTGATACCGCATAGCCCAAAATACCTTTTCACTTCAAAGATACCAGTAGATTTTGACCCAGAAGCAGATTGCCCAGAGATTAAAAAGTTCTTATCAGAGATTTTACATAAAGAAGATATTAAAGTAATCCAAGAATGGTTTGGATATTGCTTGTATAGGCGTTATTTTCTAAAAAAGGCAATGATTTTGGTCGGTGAAAAGAATAGTGCTAAAACAACTATTCTTAATCTATTAGTTGATTTTATTGGTCAGGAAAATAAGGCAGGAGTTCCTTTACAGCATTTTACGGCAAGATTCACCTCAAGTTCGTTATACGGCAAGCTAATCAATGTTTATGATGAGCTTACATCTAAAGATTTGGTTGATGTTTCAGCTTTTAAAATAGCGGTTGGAAACGGACAAATGTCAGGGGAGTATAAATTTGGAGATAGATTTGAGTTTGTTAATTTTGCCAAATTGATTTTTGCCTGTAATGCTGTTCCAGCAATTACCGAAGATGATGACGCTTTTTATGACAGATGGATTGTTGTTAGGTGTGATAATAAATTTGAAGGCAAGAACCGAGATACAGATATTGGATTTAAGATAAGCACTAAAAAAGAATTATCAGGTCTGCTCAACATTGCTTTAAGGGGACTAAAAAGGATTATTAAACACAGCAAGTTTTCCTACCGGTTAGATTTTGGAGATGTTAAAAAAATAATGGAAAGGTCAAGCTCAAGTATTTCTGCTTTTTGTCAAGATGAACTAATACAACAAAGCGAAAATTGGATTTCAAAATCAGATTTATTTCTGGCTTATGAGGGTTATTGTAATGAAAAAAGTATCAAAAAAATTTCTGTTCTAAAGTTCAGCCGTGTCTTAACAAATTATGCCTTCTATATTACAGATGGAAAAAAGGGCAAAAACAGAGGTTGGCGAGGAGTTGCCTTGAAAAAAAACATACCGGGAACAATTCCTGACAACGAGTTAATCTTTCCAGAATAAAATCTAAGCAAAAAATAAAAAAACAGGCCAAAATAAAAAAACAGGATGGAGGAATGTAGTATTTAAAAACTCCATTATTCCTGAAAACCGCTTTTTTTTTAAATGGCTTAAAATAGCCATTCTGTCAAAAGTGATAACAACTATAACAAGTATTTTTAAGCTATAATTCAGAAATATATATTGTAATGAAGTAATAATAGAAATTAGTTGTTATACTTGTTATCAAAATTATAGATAAAATACAGAAAGTTTTTCTAAAAAAGTGTAGTTTCCGTTGTCAAGATTAAGGGTAAAAAGCCAGTCAAGAAATGAAATCAGCTTGTTTTAGCCAAAAGGGCTTTATGTGGCTTCACAGGAGGCAGTTAGAAGCGCTTAAATACTTGGAGTTGATATAATCATTAAAGTAAATAAAGGGGGTAGTAATAAGTCAAACAAAATTATGCCTCTGATGGTTTAAATGGGGATAAGAGGATTCGGGTAAAAAATAAATAACTGAACGATTTTAAGACCAATTAAAAAAAATATGAAATTACGACAAATTGAAAATAGTATTTTAGAACAAATTGATATTATGAGTGAAATGAATGTTATTGATGGAATTAGTTTATTGCCAGAGATGTCAGATATTTTTGAAGAGTTAATTAACGCTGAAAATTATAAAGCGAAGAAAAAGGCAAAGACAAAATTACAATATAGGCAAAATAGAATCAAGTTGGTCTTTAATCAACTCTACTTAAAAGGTTTAGTTAGAAGTAAAAGCAATGGTGAATGGCTAACCCTTGCTCAATATAAAAATCGTTATCCAAAAATGGATTCAAATTTATTTAGTGGAAAGAAGGATAGCGGGGAAATGGTGAAAAGTAAAGATTGGAATAAGTTAGTTGGTTTAAATGTTGCTAATGGTGAGTTGGTTTATGTGGGGTCAGAATTATGTCAATGTGTTTGGCCAGATAGTATTAAAAAATTAAGCTAACAATAAAGACCAGCTTAAAAATAAAAGTCGGAGCTGGTAAATAATAAGGAGATAGCAAAATGGGCAAAAAGAAAGAAGTTAAAAAAAACGAAGTAATTAAAAATTTTAAGGACAGGATAGAATCTTTAGAATCGCATTTATGGAAAGGTGGACTTTGGGGTAAAGAGAAAGCTGAAGTGTTTGATAGTTTGGCTCTTCATATTATTGATACTGACAAGTTACTTGAAGTAAAAAAATCTTTTGTGGAAGGATTAGATAAAGAAGGGATTGTCAGAATGTATGATGCTAAAGATAATATGATGGAGTTAAGGACTTTGAAACGGGTTGTAAAGGAAATAGAAGACCAAGAGTAAGTGATAGATGGTTAGCTATTGTTCACTATCCTGACCCGAAGTCAGAAAATAATGAAATGTAAATTTGTTAAAAAGTTAAAGAATGAAAAGTTTAGAAAATATGTTGATGTTTCAACTTTAATATCTACAAAGAGGGGATATCAAAAGCGGGTTGATAAAATAGAACGACATCAGGGGAAATTAGTAAAACAGCTAAAACATTCGGAAATGGAAAAGGAAAGGATAAATAAAGCGATTGAAGAAATTGAGCTTTTAATCCAAGAGAAATTTAATGAATAAATCTTTGCCAAAACTTATAAAATTGTGTGGTGATAAGTTTCATAAATTGGAACTATTACGAAATGGCAAATGGCGGGCTTGGTCAATTAAAGAAGCTGTTTCAGAAGAACATAAAACATTTGAAGAAGCCGTTGATGAACTTCGGCTTAAAATAAATAACGAACCACTATGGAAACAATAATAATTAAAAAAAACGATTATACACAAATCCAAATAAGTGAGAGCGAGTATCAAGGCCAGAAGTATATTCATATCCGGGAATACTACCTTGATAGGAATACAGACGAATATCATCCGACTAAAAAAGGCATTGCCTTTACTCTGACCCTGTGGGACGAGTTTTTGAAGAAGTTAAAGCAAAAGAAGCTACTTTAACCCAAGACCGCAAAAAACAAAGCCATAGAATCAATTACAGGGCGATTAGATGAAGAGGTTGAGTAATTGGTTAGCAGAAATTCCAGATAATTCTTTTTTTGTCGTCTATATTAAGAGAGGGAGTAAAAGCAATGAAAAATAAAGCAAAGATTAGAAGTCAAATCTATGACATTTTAAATAAAGAAGGCATTGACCATAAAAGAATTGAAGAGCTTGGTATCAGGAAACTATTAAGGGAATTGACTACCGAAGTAACTCCAGAACAAGTCAATAAGGTTAATAGAAAACAAAACAATCGTCCAGATACAATTAGGACTTGGAAGGAGGGGGATGATTCAAAAAAATAATTCTAAACCTAATCATTCAGTAGTTAGAGTATGGCAGGTTATCTGTGTTAAAACTGCGAAATATGTCAAATATAAAAACACTAAAATCATTCAAAAAAGGTAAAGACCCAAGAAGAAACCTCAAAGGCAGGCCTGTTGGGAGTGTTAGTATTACTAAAAAGATAAGGGAAGAATTAGCCAAGATTCCGAAGGGTAATAAGAAAACACAATTAGAATTGTTGGTAGAACAAGTTTTAAAGAAAGCGATAAAAAAAGGCGATATTCAAATGTTAAAAATGATATGGAATTATATTGATGGATTACCAATGGGGAGTTTAGATATAACTTCAGGCGGTAAAAGAATCAGCATCAAATTTGACGAGGCGTTTAATAAAGATACTAACCAAAAAAACAAAAAAAAGTGATTGAAAATAATACTAAGTTTATGGACTGGGCAATAAAGATTATGCGAAGCAAGAGTAAAACAAAAGAAACGTTGAAACAAAAGGAACTTGTTATTGAAAAGATATTGCCGACTTGCGTTCCACGACTAATTAAAGTTACCAGAGAAGATGGTCAACTAATAACTTTAGAATTTGATGAAGCGTTTAATGAAAATGATTTTACACCAGAAACAAAAAGATGTAATTAAAAATAATGCGAGATTCAAAGTAATCAGAGCCGGTAGAAGAAGCGGTAAGACAATACTTGAACGAGAGGATATGAGCTTTGAAGCAATATCTCAAAAAGATAGAAATATATTTTATATTTGTCCTACACAAATCCAAGCCAGAGAAATAATCTGGGAGATGTTTAAAAAGAGATTATCAGCAATGGCCACTTTTCACGAACAAAGGTTGGAAATAAAAGTCCTTGCTCAAGATGATGGATATTCTTATATCAAATTAGGAAGCTGGGAAAATAGAGAGAACTTTAGAGGTAAGCCAGCAGACAAGATTGTATTTGACGAAGTAGATACAATGCGTGATTTCTTTATTGGCTGGCAAGAGATATTTAGACCAGCTTTAATGGATTCAGGCGGAGGCGCTTCATTTATAGGAACGCCAAAAAAAGAAAACCCCAATTTACGAAGATTAGAAAAGATAGCCGAGATAGATAGCGACTACGCTGTATTTCATTTTACATCATTGGATAATCCTTACTTGTCAGACGAGGAGAAGAAAAAAACCAAAGATGAGCTTGATTTTGAAACTTACAGACAAGAGATATTGGCTGAATATGTGGATAGTCAAGGAGCTTTATTCAGATATGACGCTCTAATAGACATCTTTTCAAATACAATAACTAAGACAGGGAAGAAGTATTTAATTGTAGATATTGCTGATGACGGCTCTGATAAGACCATATTTAGCTTTTGGGAAGATTTAGAAGAATACAGACGAGAGGAGTATGCCCAATTAAATACCGAAATCATAGTCAATAAAATAAGAGAGTATGCTTCACAAGACCAAATCCCCTATTCTCAAATAGCTGTTGACGCTATCGGAGTAGGAGCGGGTATAGCTTCAAGTTCTATACTGAAAGGCATAATTGGATTTAAGAGTTCTTATCAAGCTATTAAAACCGAAAGAAGTATAGTTTATTTACCGGATGTCAGTTTTACCAAAGAAGCTCCGCTTTTAACAGAATACAGAAACCTTAGAAGTCAATGTATCTTTACCCTTGCTGATTTAGTCAACAATCATAAAATAGCTTCAAGATTAGATGGCAAAATGAAAGAGAATATTATTGAAGAACTGACAGTTTATCAAGACGCAAGCAAAGGAGATGGTAAGCAAATGGCTACTCAAAAAGAAGATGTTAGAGCTTTGATAGGGCGTAGTCCAGACCATTCAGATTGTTTTATTATGAGAATGTATTTTGAAGTTATGGGTAAAATGATTCCAGACCAGTCAGAAGAACAAGAAGATATTACCAGAAAAATGAAGGAACAGTTTGAGATAAATAAGGTAAACATCTTAAATGAATCTAACAAATAAACTACCGATTATTCCTTTTAAAAATTAGAATTAAAAAATAGCTTAATTAAGCCAAAAGAATATAACTAAATTAGACCCCTATTATTTATGAATAAACCACTTCTACAAAAAGATATTTCTAAAAACGGAACATTTTATAAATTCGTTGGTTGGTTTATGAAACTTCAAAAAATAATTGCTACCAGAGCAATCCTTTTGGATTTTATTGAGGAGCTAATCCACGAATTTGATTATCTTGACAAAGCCCATAACTTGCCTGACAGCTTCAGTAAGGTTGCTAATGAGTGGAAAGGAAAATATAACTTAAAAGCTGGGATAATAAAAAATAGCTTGAGTGATTTGAGAACCTATGAATCATTTATGACCTCTTTTCCTAATTGGGTGATACATCAAGATAAGGTTTGGATAAAGTTAAACTTAGAAGATGAATTTACTAAAAAGGAAATGGCAGAAGCCAGAGCTGATTTAAAAAAAATTCATAACAAAAAGAAAAAAGCGGAAGATTTTAATGAAGAAAAATTTAAGGATTTAATAATTGGCAACATTATGAAAAGTATAGGAACTACAAATCTTGAGGACTATATGAAAATTGAGCAGGCCTATGAGGTATACAAACACATATTCTTTGATAAGTCGCTTTTATAATGAAAAAAACAATAACAGCTAAACACAGGAAAGCAATAAATAAGGGCAAACAAAAAGCCAGAGAGCTTTACGGACTTATTCTGAAAATAGATGAGGATATTTCAATTTGGGCTGATAAATTTCAATACATTGTCCACTTCAAAAGCGATACTTGGTATTTGCCAACTTTGGAATCTTGTTTTGAAGAAATCTTTAAGACAAAAGTTAAAATCAATTTGATAGAAAATAAGAAAAAAGAAATTGAAACGATTATTGAGCAAATCAAATCAACTTCTGATTGGCTCAAAAAGATGTTTAGGAATCTTGAGAACCCCAAATTATAGTCAAAACCATTTCCTGTTCCCGCATTAAAAGGCATTTCTGATTAGATTCTCTTTGATAAAAGCGATTTAACCCCGATACTTGATAAATACTATGTCTTTTTTAAAAAAAGCTCTAAAATCAAAGGAAAATTAAAAAAAGGAATAAAAAATTGGTCAAAAAAATAACAAAAGTTAATCCACCTTTTGGGGATATTCCAGAACAAACTTTTTCTTACAGCATTCCTGAAGAGGCGGAAATAGTTAGGCAAACTGGCGACCCCGATAGTGATATTTATTTACGAAAAGCCGGTAGGATTTTTACATTAGACCCCAAAAGTTTTATGACCCCAGAGGAATTAGACCCTGCTTTTGGAGCGGCTGGTAAGTTTGTTGTTGAAAGCACATTAAGAAAAAGAGGCGCTGAATGGATAAAGCAGGCGGGAGTTCCTGTCGGGGAAATAAGTTTAGGTGATACTCTTAGAGAACTTGCCGAAGAGTTTGGATACAGAAGTCCGCAAGCAGCTGTTGGTGGAGTGATAGGCAAAGAGCAGTTTTTAGCAAGAACGCCAACTGCTCCATTAGCGGCTATTACTCCAGAAGTCCCTTCTGATTTAGCCGCTTTTAATCAGCAAATGGTAGCGGCTCAAGTAGAACCTGATATTTATAGCGGTTTAGTTGAAAGAGATGGAACTATTTTTGAAAAAGCGACTGGTAGGGGTTTTAAAACCGAAGCAGAATTAGCAACTTCATTAGGTATTCAACCTCATCAAATTGAATGGGGAAAGATTGCTAAACAACCTATTACTCCAACACCGCCAATTTCTCCAGAAGCTCCAGAAGTTATTACTCCTGAAGGGGATATTGCCGGTATCAGGCAGGTTCTTGGAGCTGACTGGACACCCAGCCCGGCCTTTACGACTGCTCTTCAATCTAAAGGGATATACGGGGCAATTCGCATTCAAGGGACTAATGAAGTGTATAGTATTGGAGTTGGAGGGCGAAAAGAAACGGCTGAAAGTTTTAAAGCAAGGTTTGGGACAGACAGCCAAAAAGGCATTGTTGATGTAATTTCAAGAGAGCAAGCTGCTAAATTGGGTATTACTGATACAGGACAAACTCCGGTAGCTCCAAGCCCAGCTATTCTGATAGATGGATTATCCAAACAACAGCCACAGCTTGAGATTCCAGATTTAGTAACTGATGATGGACAAACAGCGACAACAATAGCAGCCAGTATTGAGAAATACATAGAATTACAAAAAGCTGCTAAAACTAAAGAAGAAAAAGAAGCAGAAGAAAAAGTTAGTGATATAACAACTCAAATAGAGGAATTGGTAGAAGAAGGAAAGAGCAAAGGAATAATACAATTAGAGGAAGAAAAAAAAAGGGAAATAGAAGAAAAACAAACGGCTGTTGATGACGCTGATTCTAACTTAGCAATGAAATTGGCGGAGATAACAGCATTAACTGCTGACTACTATTTAAAAAACCAAGAAATAGCAGGCAGACCGGGTTTTACTATGGCTTCTGTTCAAGGTCAGCAACGACAAAATTACCAAATGTTTCTGGTTCAAAAAAATGTTCTCGTAGCGGAGGCATCTATGCTCCAAGCAACAAGTTTGGGATTAGCTGGAAAGCTCAATTCAGCTATAAAGGCAGCAAACCGAGCAACAGATTTGCGTTGGAGTAATTACGAACACCGCCTAAATAGCCAATTAACTCTTCTTGATATGGCAAGTAAAGAATTAAGCGGGGAACAAAAGATTAGGGTAGATGCTTTAAATGCCTATTATGAGCAGCTTCAAGAAACATTAGATACTCAAAAAGATTTAGAAAAAGCAAAAAATACAACCCTTCTTTCTCAAATGAAAACTTACCCTGACGCATTTATCACTTTAGATGATACTTTAGAAATAGCGAACCAAAAGATAACTACTCAATCAAGGATTTATTCTGAAAAGGTAAGACCACCGCAATATGTAACAGACCCAACAAGAGTAGTAGATACCAGAATATCAGATACAGAAATAGAAGGGAATCTTAATGAAATCTTTTCTAATGTTTCTGTTGGTGAAGGAATAGAAAAAGCAGAAGAGGCAGGACATAGCAAATCTGATGTTAAAACATTTTTAGATACTAATACTAAAATGACTATTTCATCTATCAATTCTGCTCTTGATGAAGTGTTTGTTGGGAAGGGCGGACTATTTGATATTTTCACTCCTGATACTCAAATTGGTAATGGCATAAGAAAAGCAAGGGACGCTGGACACAGCAGAGCTGATATTAAAGGTTTCTTGGATTTAGAAACTGATTTGAATGTATCAAGTATTGATTCTGCTCTTGATGAAGTGTTTGGTTCTGAAAAGGTAGCTACGCTATCTGATGAGAATCTAAGAGATATTGCTATTGCTCTTGTCAAAAAGACAACTTCTGTTTTTGGTTCAAAGACAACCAATGAAGCGAAGGCATTAGCCAGACAGGGTTCAATTACAAGCGGAGGCAAAAAGATTGAATTAAGTCCAGACCAAGTGGATAGAATTATTGAATTGATTGATGAGATATATCCTGGCGGTGAAAGAAGTTTAATCAGAACGCTTTTGCCATTTGGAAAATAATCTATGGCAAACATTTTAGGACTATTATTTAAAGATGTAGTTAAAACTACTGGCAGAATCCCTGCTAAATTTCCACCAACACCTAAAAGATTTACGCCAATAGAGGAACTTCCTGGAACTATTGGAGGAGGACTTTCCGTAGCTGATATTATGGCTACTCCGTTTAAAAGATTAGCCAAAGGGAAACCAGTTTTTAGAGAACCGATAACAGCTCCAAAGATAGAACCTGTTTTGCCAGAATTAGCTCCTAAAAAGTTTATTGGCGACCCAGAAAAGAAACTGGACTTAATTAAAAATACTATTTTAGGATTGCCAGAGGCAGCACTTCAAACATTGCCATTTGTTAAGCTATTAAGACAGCCAGCACCTGAAACTTTTGCTGGCAGAGCTAAAGCGATTGGCAACGAAGCAATAGATTTTATCAGAGGGCTTGGTCAGTATGTCGTTAGTGTAGGCACTTCAGCAGTTTCATTATTAAGAGATGAGCCAATAGAGGAACAAATAAAAACCTTGCCATTTTTAGGGCAAGTTCCTACTTATGAAAAAGAAGCACACGAACAGCTAATCGCTGGAGTTAGTCCTCTTGAGGTTGGTATTAGTTTATTTGCTAAGGCGGCTATCACGACCAGTATTCTTACCCCGGGGGCTTTAAGGATTACCCGGGCATTAAAACCAAAGATAACAATTAAATCCACCAAGACATCTTTATCAAAGCAAGATGTTTCTGACATTACCAGAGGAGCAGAGATAGCACCTGAAAAACTTAATGCTTTCAAACAAGCTGTTGATGAAGGAATTAAAATTGGACAAGAATTAAGAAGAGGCAATGAGGTTATTGTCAGGGTAGATACGCCAAGAGCCACAGGCGAATTATTATATCAGCCGGTCAGCAAAACATTATTTAAAAAAGTTATTCAAGAAGTTAAAGCAAAAGAGTTTGCCCCGGGTCTGACTATTAAAGATATTTCAAAAGAACTTCAACCTTTAGTTAAGGTGGCAAAGAAGTTTAAGACAGCAGAGGATTTTGTGGCAAGTTCGGTCAATATAGATAAAGCAGTCAAAGCCGTTACTGGCAAAGATATCCCTGAAGCTGGAGTTGGCCGTAGAGAGTTATTAAAAGAAACCCAAGACATATTGATTAAAAATGGATTCAAGGATTTACAAGATTTTTATAACAAAGTAGTTAGACCAACAGAAACTCCCGGTGGCATACCAATTAGTTATATAGAAGAAGCTCCGCCTGTGTTTGGCGAGGCAAAGACCATAGCTGATTTAAAGAAAGTTCAGTTTGGCGAAGTTGTTAAAAAACCAGTTAGAAGAAGAGAGCCAGAAATTCCAATCACGCTCCGAAAGCAAAGAGAAATGGTTTTGACACCTGAAGAATATGCTGAAACAGATTTATTCAAACAAATTGAAAAACAGGTTGAAGACCTAACACCAGAACAGGAGCAGGCAATTTTAGAGGCAGATGTTCAACGGGACTTAGGCGATATTGAAAGGAATGTTAAAAAGCAGTTGTTTGATGATATTTTATTGATTGGTGGAATTAAAAGTTTTAAGGGTGGATTCTTAGCAGAGGAGTTGGCACAAGTTCCATTGAGATTAAGAAATAATAAAACTGGCCAGCCATTAGACGAGGTTTCTTCATCATTAAACGAAAGGGGATATAATTTTGAAAGCGATACTGATTTATTAGAAGCTATCTTGAAAGTTGAAACAAGAGGGGCAGTTGTTGCTCAACCAAAGAAAGCTCAAGTTAGGGCAATACTCAAATCAATTCAAACTATTAAGAGAATTACACCAGAGGCCATTATCAAGAAAGCCACAACAGGCAGAAACGCAACACTTAGGCAATTACTGGCCAAAGTTTCCAAGCTCCCGTCAAGGATAGGAGCAAGGAAGATAACTAAACCAGAACCAGTCCTATTAAGAGGAAAAATCAGAGCAATAGCTAAAGGAGCTAAGATTGGAGCAAGGGCAGGACGGGCAGAGGCAAGATTATCCACGACCAGAGCTTTAATTGATAAGTTCACAAACAGAATAACCTTAATGAAAAGGCAACAGGAGCTTGGAAAGCTCAAAGGCAGAATCCTTGAAAGAGAGATTGCTAAAATAAAACAAGAAGCTGAAGATATTATTAAAACCTTTTTACCTAAAGCTGAAAGAGGAACATCAGATTTATTGACCAAGTTAAGAAAAGCCAAGACCCTAAAAGATATTGAGGCATTAAAAACCAGAGTTGGCAATTTAGCAGAAGCAAAAGATATCAGAGTTTTGAAAACTTTAATCAGGAAAGAGGTAAAAGTAATCAAGCCAAAAAAGGTAGCTGGTAAACCAGTTGGAAGGTTTACGCCAGAGATTCAAAAAGTTCTTGATACTTTTAGGAAAACGATATTGTTAAAAGCGTCTGATGTTGAGTTGAAAATACAAGAAAATTTATTGAAGTTTGAGGAGCAAATAATGCCTTTAGATATAGCTTTAGAGAACAGAATTTTGAGTTTATTTCAAGGTAATCCCCAACAGCTTCAAACATTATTGAATCAGATTATTGAAATGAAGAATACCGGCCGAATGTTGTCAGAACTAAAGGCCTTTAATTTAGAGGAAGACCTAACGAGAAAAAGAAACCTTGTTGTTGACCACGCTACCGGATTTGCTGGGACTAAGGAGGGATTACAAACAACAGGAAAACCAGCTAAGACGACATCAGAGAGATTGAAGCAATCCTTGAAGTCCTTAGGCGACAAGTGGATTGTGAGTTGGGAGGGCTTAATGGATATAGTTGACTTCAATGCTGGAGTTGAGAATCAGGCATTAGCCAAGACCTTTTCAGTTATCAAACAAGAGAACAGATTTAAAGAATTAGAAAATGCCTATATTGATGACTTCAATAAAATGATTTCTGATGTCTATGGAATTGAGAACAAACCAAGCAAGATAAATAAGAAAATAATAGACAATAATCAACCAATCAATCTTGGCAAGGTTAGTAATTCAGTTGGCCAAGAGGTTGAGCTTATTTTTACTAAAGATGAAATGATTAAGATGTGGCAGGAGTTTCAAGACCCAACATTAGATTTATCTTTTGAGCTTGGCAATAATTTCACTCAAGAAATAAAAGACAAGATAATTTCTCAATTATCTAAAGAAGATATCGTATTAGGCAAAGCAGAAATGGAGCTTTACCGAGAACAAGGGAATAAAATCAATGATATCTTTAGAGATATTAACGGAATTGATTTACCTTTTAATGAAAATTACTCTCCAATTAGACGAGTTGGATTCCGGTCAAGCACAGAAAAAGGACTTGGGGAGTTCATTGAGGAGGCAACCTATCGCAGAGCCGTTACTACTGGAAGCGTAAAGAGCAGAATCAAAACATTCTTGCCTCTTGAAAAACAAGGGAGCTTAGAAGTATTAGACAAACACTTTCACGAAACCAATTATTATATCGCTTGGGCTAAAAAAGTCCGGGAGCTTGATTTGGTATTTAAGAACGCAAGAGTTAGAGATGTTTTAAAAGACCAATATGCCAATAGCACTATTTCGGCCATAGACGCTACAATCAATGACTTATCAACGAATGGAAATAAGTTTGCCAGAAGATATAAGACCGTTGATTACTTCAGGAAAAACTTTACCATTGGAGCTTTAATGGTTAAGCCGGCGCTAACGGCTAAACAATATGTATCCACGATAGCTTATATGGAAAAACTGAATCCTATTGATTTTGCTTTAGGAGTAGCTAACTTTTGGAAACACCCTATTGCTAATACCCGGATACTAAACGAGGAAAGTATTTTTATAAAAACAAGAGGAAAGTTAGGAGCTATTGAAAGAGATATCAAGTCGGCTATAAGTTCTGATGTCGGAAAACGATACTCAAAGAAACAAAACTTTATGAATACTTTTATGATGAATGTCCGGCTTGGCGACAAAGGAGCTATCCTGACAGGTTCTTGGGCTATAAGAAAAGCAAGATTAAAACAAGGCATTGGAATTAAAGATATTATTGATGAATACGAGAAGTTTGGAAGCGAAACCCAACAATCAGCCGACCTCTCTCAATTATCAGAAGTTCAAAGAGGCGGAAGTTTAGAACAGCTTTTTACAATGTTTAAGTCCAGTCAAAGACAATATCTGGCCAAAGAGTTAAATGCTATCAAAAGCGTATTTCAAAAAGGTGGAGCAAGCAGGAAAAACATCAAAAGGGCTGCGAGGATATTTACTATCTATCATATTCTCTTACCGGTTATATTCCAGTTGATTGCTAACTTTGGAGGTTGGGACGAAGATGACCGCAAGGATTATATCCGGGCAGGGATACTTGGTTCACTCAACGGCTTGTTTATTTTTGGTGATATTGTGGATAGCATAGTCAGGACGGCATTAGGTTTGAGGGTTTGGGATATGGAAGTCCCGGTTGCGACAATCGCTGACGACATCAACAAAGGAATCAGGGAAATAGATTTTGACGATATTGAAATTGAAGATGTCTGGGAGGCCACTAAAGAAATGACAGAGGCCGGGAATAGTTTAGGAATACCAGTTGAGCAGACCTTTGGAATAGCAAAAGGAATCCAAAATATAATGGATGGCGATATTA